CACTTTTATTCGTCCCTTGAGTAACCTCATGCTGAGAAAAAAGATTATTCAAGCTATTCCAAGTTGTCTCCAAGGTCATAGCAAAACTTCCTGGCATATTCTTTATAGTCATCAGTTCCGGTTTAAGCCCCATAACCGGCTTGTAGTAAATATGCTGACTCATTGCATTATCAAATTCAACTCGAAAACCACTATTCTCAGGAATGAGATATTTCCCTCTCCCCATTGTTCGATTAAATTCTTGAATATCACTAAGTGTTGTATTCCAGGTTTTCTGCAACGCTATAGCATCTGCCATAGTCGCCTTACCCAAGAATTGCCCTGGAATATCTACATCTTTAAACTGTTCCATGTTGTATTTTGCGTAAGGATAATCCTTAGCCTCAAGAATAGTTCCATTAGCACAGGTACAGGCCAACCCTCGAGGAAAAATCTTATCTGGCTTATGAAAATATTCCAACAACATAGCCCCAGGAAATTTCCTTGCTTGAGTTCCTATACCAGCTCCAATCATATAATGAGCATCAGCCATAGCCGAAGGCATTCCCTCTGCTTGAACCGCACTTCCTTTCTTAAAATTTTCTGTAATATACTCAAGCGTCCTCCAACGCATCCTAATCATCCAAGGAAATTCATGTAGTTCTGTATCCCCCATAGCCACTATAGGAAAGATAACATTAAAAGGAGACCAAATATCTACATCAACATCTCCTGCATAAACCATCGCTCCGGTAGTTTTATCCAGCTCAATCGGACCTAATTTAGCATTCCACCTATGACTTAGAAAAACATTACCAGTAGTAAATTGCCAACCAGCCAACTGCCTTACTTTCTTTTTCATCCGGTTGCTTTGCCAAAAACTTTTTAAGAACTTATCCCCAGCTTTAGCGGCCTTAATATCTTCATCCTCAGTCGAGCTCGGAACCACAGACATAATCGGATCGTTCTTGATAAAATCAGCAATCTGCCTTCTTACTCTCGGCATAATCTGATTATCCATCATCCTGATCCTTCCCCGTACAGCATCGAGATTCTGCAGCGTATGCGCACTCGAGTTAAAAAAGACATATTGCCTTCCCGCATAGAAGGCCAAATTCAAGAGCCACTGCTGCTCATAAAGCCTCCGCGCAGCAAGACCATCAGCCTTCTTATTCTCAATATGAGTCCAAAGAACACGCTCATTCCGACCTTGCTTCGCAGTTGGTTTCTTCTTCATGTAGTTCGCTGCTTTACTATCCACTAAGTTCTTCATCGGTAAAAACCCCTCCAATAGATGCTTCATCCTGTGACGGCGATAGTACAGTCGGCTCAGTCATGTGCTGCTTTATCCTATTCGAGGCAGAGGGACTTAAGTAATATTCATCCCAATTTCTCGACATAAGCCGATCAAAAAGAGCCTCGTTTTGTTCTTTTAGCCTTTCCGCCTCTCCATAAATCTCTATCAACTGATCCATCTTGTCTTCAAGTCTTGCCAATCGAGCCTTTGTATCTTTCTTAAAACTCATATTCCTCCCCCCTCTTCTCGATCAATCCATTTAATGGATTCATTCTTTGGGTTTGCCCAAACCCCTCAGCAAATGGACACCAAAGTAGAAACAGCCGATAGCTAAGCTTAGCCCACTTAGTTCCGAAGCTAAAGAAAGTAAGAAAGCAGCATAAGTCTCGCTTATTGAATAAATCACTCCGGCAGCAATAAGCAAACCCAAAAAAGTTCCAAGAATCATAATGGCTAAGATTCTTCTCGTAATACTTCGCACGGAAGATTCAGAAGCAAGTACCTCTTGAGTCTTTAACCATAGTTGGTATACCTCGAGGGAAGCTCTTGACTTTTCCTCAGCAGTAAAAACTAAAGCATCTATCCCAGCAACAGCACCAGTGATAAGTGTCTCAGAGTTCTTACCAATACTAAGAATGCTTTTAGCCCAACTCCACATTAGTCTACCTCCATCTTCTTTCTCTTCCAATATCTGTGTGGAAGAATTTTTTATCCTGATAGTAATGAAAACCTCCACTCCAATTAGCAAGTAAAACAGACACTCTGAAGTAAAGCTTCTCATCATAAGGTTCTTCGAAGTACCAGTCAGCTGCCTTACCCTTAGGGTGAAAGCTTGTGTTTGCTCCGCCTACAGCTTTGTTATGCTCCTGGCATCGACAACCACTTGAAATTATTATAGGAACAAGGATAATGTCCCGAATTACTTGAATCCGATTAACAAGTCGTTCGTCTATATCATCTTTACCGCAACCACACTTACAGGCAAATTCCCACCGGCTAAAGTTCTTAGTAAGATCTCCCATCAGCTTTTCCTCGCTAAAAGTTCTTTAATATCTCCACGCATTTCAGCCAAAAGTGCTCCGTGATCAGCCAGTCTTTTATCAAAACTAAGCACGGTTGCTTCACAAGTATCCTTATATCTAACATCATTAGCAAGATCGCTAATTTTTTTATCCTGAGCCTCAAGTCTATGTTTAAAACCAAACCAGGAGGCAAGTACACCCAAAAATGTTCCAGCTCCAGCCGCTCCTCCCTGCGCAATCAAATCAGGCATGTTGTTTCTCCATAGCATCTCTTTCTTCTCGTGTTGGAAGGGTAACATTTTTAAGCAATTTAAGCTTAGCTTCCTTATTCAATTTCTTAGGATTCCGATCTGTTGCTTCAAGCACCGAGTTATCGATTCTCTGCCGAATCTTATTATCAAGCGCATGTTGAAGCCACTCCTGAATCTTATCTTCACCTAACCATGAGTCTAAAACTCTCTTTTCATCTTTTGTGATCGTACTTGTTATTTTTATATCCACTTATTTACCTCACTTAGCAAATTAACGCTCCACTAAAAATCATATCATTATATATATCCACCACTTTAGTTCCATTTCTTACATCTATCATTAAATAGGCTGTGTCATTAACATCCATGTCTACAGTAATAGCTACTGAAAATACTATAAATCCGCCGGAATCTTTGATAGCAGCGGAATTACACTTAAACACATTAAAGTTTCTGTTGGACGTGTGAATCCAAAACAACAGTTGAGTATGATCAGCAGTTATACCAACCAAGATAAGAGTAGCCGAAAGGAGGTACTTACCCGTATTTGGAGCTGTAAACGTTCCGTCTAAAAAATTATTTCCTTGATCAAAAGATTCAGTCCAAAAAGCCCCTGTAATATTATAATCCGTACCATCACCAGTTTTATTTTCTTGTAGAGTATTTATATAGGCTAAAAAAGCCGGTTGACTCGGATTCGTCATTTCCCCGTCGGCAGAAACAACAACGGAACATTCTTGAATCCCTTTAGCTCCACCGTCTCCACTAACAAGCTTATGATCTCCAAGATTAGTTGACGCTGTAACATCTCCAACTTTTGCTCCAGCTTCTATTCCATCAAGTTTAGAGCGATCAGCATCCAAAAAGGCCTGTTCCCCTGTATCTGGATACTTCGTAGCCCCACTTTCCACGGTATCAAAGAGCGTCTTTTCCGCTGCAGTTAAATGCTTATAATCTCCATCATTCAACCCACCAAGATTATTATGCGTAGCCACCGCCGTGCCTACAAAAACCTGGTCTGTAACCATTTGAATCTCAGCAAAACTTCCCCCCGCCTGAGGAGCAATTATACAACCAATGAGAAGCCCAAAATCGATCAAGTGATCAGGTTTCGTTGGCTCAAGAGCAACTTCTGCTTCAGCTAACTTATAACTGTCAAGTCCATAAACTACATAAACATGCTGATCAAAAACGTGCTTATAAACCCAGTGACACCCATATCTTCCAACTCCTATAGTATCAAGGGTTCCATCTCCCTTATCATAGTGAGCAAAATCAATAGTATTCCTCGGACTATCCTCAATAAATCCAGTCCCTCCATCTCCTCGAACCGGAACAAAGGTGGTACTTGCTGAGTTATATTGAGCCAAATCAAACTTATTAATTCCACCGTAAGCTACACCAATTGTCATAGTAAAGTTATTTGTACCGGAATAAGCTATAGCAGAACCACTCATCAACTCATGATCTCTTAAAGCTTTAGCTCTTCTATGTAGTTTTGAAAGTCCATCAGCAAAATTATGACCACTTGCTATATAATGAATCTCATCCCCTCCATTTTTCATCACCCAACCAAGAGGAATATTTTGAGTCAAGTTAGGTAAACTCTCTGAGATACTTATCATAGGACTTCCACTATTATAATTAAGGATAACTCGATAAGCAGTATTCGCCACAGTAATAGCAATGTTATCTTCTTCTGCTTTAGTCACATAGGCTAAGACCCCAAGCGCTTCATCAGCTACCCTTAGCAAAGCAGTCAAGGCTCCTACCTTAAAAGTCCCCACATCAGTCCCGGCCGTAATCGTCCCCCCAGACAAGATCATCGGGGAAAGTGGCCCATCAAGTTCCGCAATCGTTCTTACTTGAGCCGCAGTAAGATCATCTATATTCCCCCCACTCTGTCTCCCTACAATTCGATCTTCCCCTATGGTCAACGCAGTTGGAGTACCATCCAGCGTTGCCCTTAGAATCGTTTGAGCCCCATAATCCGCCTCCATTATAGCCCCGGCTCCGTCTACATTCTCTGAGTCTGTCACATCAGCAAGTGCTTCAATCCCATCAAGCTTTCCAATCTGTGCCGCTGTAGCCAACCCCTTCACCGATGCAGTAGCATCTCTAACATCATCTATCCCATCGACATGACTTTCTGCGTGAGGCTTAACCCAGTCAAGCAATTCCGTCTCAAGCAAACTTTCCGAGACTACAAAGTTCCCCAACAAACAGGTATAAACATAGACCAGAGCCACAGCGTCTGCAGGATCAGGAGTACCACTAAAAGTAAACTCTCCCGCCGCGTTAAACGTAGTCGTGATGACGTTTCCCTCACCGTCTTCAGGGCTTCTAAACGTGGGTTTCCCATTAGCCAAAGTAGAAAGTAGCGCATCTGTACCAGTGCCCCATTCATCCATGACGAAGTCAACGTCCTCACCAGCCCCTGCCGGCTTCGATACCGTGCCAGTTTCTGTTCCTCCACCAATAGTTGCAAAGAACGTAGCTTTGACTTTTTTAACTTCAATCGCATTGACCCTCCCCATTATTGCGGATAGCCCGTCCCAGGCTCCTTGCTTCCACATTAGTCTTTTTCCCTTATTGAGTTAAATTCCAAACAACTACTCCCCCAGATTCTCCACAACTTAAATTCAAAATCATTCCTCTTGACTCTGGGAAAACTTCTGCTAAGCCATAGATAAGTCCAACTACCAAAAGCTTTCCCAAAACCAGGTTTTCTTTATTCTTATAAAGCGAATTCAATTCTTCCTTATCCTCAATAAACTCAGTTGATTGCCAAGTGTCAATTCCTTGCAGGGCTACAAATCCACCAAACTTAACCCGATCCTTCTTGCTCCAATTAGCAAAACATCCTTGAAGCAATAAAATTACTATTAAAAGTCTAAACCAACACATTAGTAAAGTACTCCATTTGCGAGAGCAGCGTTTGTATATTTTTTAATAGTTATAGCATCAAAGTAACTAACATCATTTATAATATCTCCACCAGCAAATAGTAAAAGATGAACTACAGCCGTAGCCGTTGTAAAAGAACCACCTACATCCTGCCACACATCTTCTACCGTGACATAAGTTTGGGAAACAATAGTGTTCCAGTCGGAGTCAAAAAGAGCAAAACTGGTTCCCTTATTTGTAATATTACTACTTGGACAATAACATCTCATTGTAACAATAGCATGACTATTTACGCCAACCGCTATATTTTGTTGATGTCCATAACCTATCAATGCTTCACCGTTTTTAAGCTCCAGACCAAAATCGTCTAATCCACCTGTAGGATCAATATTCGGAGATACAGTAAAATCACGTCGTGTTAGTATTGCTCCATCACCTGCTGCGACACTCCATCCATTTGTATTTATTGTAAACTCGGGATTTGTTATAAGATTACTTTCCAAAACACTTTCATGGATAATCTCATTATCTTGAAACGTACCAGAAATATTGTTCAGATAAAGAATACTGTTTAAAACATCGACATAGAAAACCGTACCAGTAGCTCCTGAAGTTTCTCCTACAACAAGTTTCCCATTATAAAAACTTCCGGTTTGATTATCAAACTTGAGTCTTTTTATTTGTTGACCAGACCAAGGCAACAAGCCAACCCAAGCTATAGCCCCAGCCCACCTTGATAACAATTTACTATTCCAAGCAAGAGTCATTAGTTATCTTCTCCTCACTGTTTCACAGCCCTATTGATAATTCAACCAAGCATCCATAGCTGTAACCGCAGCCACATCAGTCTCTGTAAAAAGAATCTTCATAAACGGAGCAACCGGAGGTGAAAAGCTTGCAAACCCAGTCCCTGCTGCTTGCGCACTTATAATCGTTACTGCTGTATCCGGAGCTACAAAAGTCCCCGTCTTTGTCGAACAAACTAAAACCGTAGCCGTAACCGTCCCTCCTGTATTAATCATATGCAGACTGAAATACCCGTCCAGATTTACATATCTCATGTCCAACGCATCACTCGTAAGTGTCTTATTTTTCTCAATCGCTCCATTAGCTCCCCGAAACAACTCCATAGTCTTTACATTCTCACCCATAGCTTACCCTCCCCACCCATACTCAATCATTCCGTTTAATGGATCAATCGAGCCAAATTGATTTAAGTTTATTTTTTCTTGCTGCTTTCCTAAGGCACAGAGAAAGCAACGTTCTTGTATCGTCTTCGGACTTCCATCTTCCTTCGGATTAAAAACATCCAAGGCAAGTCCATCTTCCCTTAGGGCTATCGGGGCGATATAAGAGGCTTCCGGGGCAATCAGGTCTACTTGAATCGCCACTCCCCAGGCCATAACCTCATCATCATTGCAGCCCGCTTTGGCCTCTGGCTTTTTATTCTTATTAACTACAAAAGTAGTCATTTCACGACAAAGCCGAGAATCTCCCCAACCTTGCTTCTCAATAAGCCAATTTTTAACTCCGGAGACCAAGACTTTCCTACTCGACTCAGTCGTCCTCCAGCCCTTTTTAAAGCTCACGCTTTGCTTAGCCGAGTCAAACACTGGCATCATGAAGAGATTGTGAATGTCGTAAACCTCGGCACAGAAATCAAAAGTAGCCAAGCCCGGAGAATTCGTTTCAATTCCTACCCAGGGAGCGTCAGTTGTGCTATAAAGATCAGAGACACATTTGACTACTCGAGCCAATTCCACCTCGTTAATCCGAGACCAATAAGTTGCATCACAATCCTTAGTCCTCCGATTCAGCACTTTAAGCACCGCAAAATCTCCATCCTCAGTCCCTTCAACTACATCTACCCCAACAGCATAAGCATCTTCTTTCCTCGGCCTACGGTCTCGCACTTCTCCTATCTCGATTAACTTCAAGCCCCCCAGATCAAAGTCATAGTAGGTTTCAGGCGCTCGGCCGATCTTAAGAAGAGTTCCTATCCGTTTCCCAGCCTTTCCATCAAAAGCAGGTCTCCCTGCTCCAATGTAATCAATATCAAGTTCTTGCGCAACCTCTGCCGGAGACCTTCGTTGGCACTCTTTGTTGTACCAAGGAGAACGAATCAACGCCTCAAGCGCCTCCCCAACAAGATCTTCGTCTTCCTTCGCTCGAGGCCAGTTGCAGTAGGCTCCCAGAGCCTTCAAAGGATGCAGAGACCAATGCAATCTTATCTTCGTCTTCGTTGGGTCGGTGACTAAGTCGTAGTACTGCCCTGCTGCACCAAAAGGAGTCGAAACTGGAATCCGACAGGGGGTAGCATCACCAGCGGCAGTCCAAGCAGCCTTATCCGTCCCCTCCCACTTAGCAAACTCGTCGAAAAGAACCGCGGCATATCGACCGCCTGTTGAGAAGTTTGCATTATTTGATTCCCCAGTTATTGAAGCCCCCGTTGCTGGATTCTGCAGCCTCATAAAATTATCGTGTTTCTTCCAGACAAACCCCTTGGGAAGAAGCCATCGAGGAAGTTTCCTCAGCGTATACCTCGCCTTCTCCATCAGGGTTCTCATATCACCCTTCTTGTCTACATAGTCCTCGATTCTTGACCCAAGAAGGAAATCCGTTCCGCCCTTAGGATCAAGCCAGAACCACAGAAAGGTAAGAATTACCAGCCACGAAGCTCCCATATCTCGACTCTTCTCAATCGGACAATCCTTCCCACCATTGATCGCCTCGACCAGCTGAAGCAACACTTTATCTTCTTGATAAGGATAGGTACAAAAAGGCTGATGATGAAAAGGCCTCCTTCGGACATCGAGAGTATAGAAAAATGCATTAAAAGCAAAAACAATATCCCTATGAAACAGTTCCCTAACCTTAGCACGAAAAACTTGGTCTCTCTTCGCTTTCTGAAGAATAGATCTTCGCCAGGCTAAGTTCTCTCTATACGTTTTTGGTATCTTAGAAAGCATTAATCCTCAACATCCTCAATCAACGAAAAAACATCGTTCTGAAGTTCCTCTGTAGTCATACCCCCTACCATATGAATCTCATTATGACTATGAAAATGCAAACTCTTCGCTGCACTTTCCCCATGCTTCTTCTTTCCCGAGTCTCTATCAAGAATATCTGTAGCCACAGCAAGGCGGAGCTTTCGCTCAGAGAGGCTTAACTCCTCCCCAACCACGGGGCCATCATCCTTAAAAAGTTCTTCCTTTAAAACTTGCTCAGCTCTCGGAACCAAGAGCCTAATCCCTTCCCTCACGTCACAGATAGACTCTTCAACCTCAGCCTCAAGCCTTGCCACTTCAGCAATAAACACAGGTGAGTTTACTATAATTGAAATCTGCGGAGGGAGCATGTTATATATCCGAGCCAAGTCCTTGTTCCTCACTTCACCCATAGCAACAATATCCCGAGCCATACTGCGATGATGGTTTCTTAGTTGCTTAATTGCAATTCGATCTGGTAAATTCTCTACTGGTCGTCCCATTACTCTATCTCCTTATCAATTCTTGCTCACGCAAAAATCGTCCCATAGACGCTTTGGTTATATCTCGAAGTGCTTTATCCTCTTGGCTTAGCTTAGGCATCTTTGCCTCACCTTTCCGAGTATAGTCCTTAAGCCGCATTCCAACGGTCTTCGGAGGTTTTGCAGCACTTTGCAGCTCTCCCTCAGCTTCCAACATTTTCCACTTTCGTTCAAGATGAGCCTTGCTCACAATCTCTTCCATTTTATAGGCACTGAGATTAGTTCCATATTTAGCGAACATAGACTGTTTAGCCTCATCATAAATTCGCATAAACAAAGCCATATCAGGTTTCTGTTCTTTAGGAAGTTTCTTTACAGCATCCAGATACATACCTTCAAACTCATAAGCATGAGCTTCAAGTACTGCAAGATTAACTCGTTTAACCCCAGCAGCACGTAATTCGTTTAGCTGCACCGCGTGAAACACCTCATGAGGAATAGTCTCCTTGCTTAGTGGTTGAGCAATCTGATATTCAACCCTTCCCATAGAAGGCCTAAACCTTCCGTGAATGTCGGTTCGATACTTTGGAGCCAACCCGACCTCTTTAACCAAGTCAAGAGCTTCTTGAGGAATTTGACGTAATCCCTTAGTAATTATAGGATAGTTCTTTGTCATTGTTTCAAGGGTTGCCTCGGCTTTTTCCCCAAACTTGGTAACCGCTTTTATATTATGGTGTAGTATAGGTTTACCTTCTGCTTTAGCTTTTACCCAAGCTTTTGGAGTCTTTCGCATTGCTCTAAACTCTTTCGCCAGCATTTCAAGTGCTCCAACAACCTTTGAGGATCCTTTCCCGGTGCTCCTCAACGCAATGTTTGCTGGTCCAGTTCCTGCTCCCGGCCCACCACCCACCATAGCTCCAAGAGTTAGTTCAGTAGCCAGCATTGACATATCTAACTGCTCTGGAGTCCAATCACCACCTTCTCCTCGAGGACCACCAAGAAGCGTTTGAACCCCTTGTTGCTGCAACGTCTTACTCGATTCCAATAGATTCCTCAAACCTTTAATCGGAAGACTTGCCACGTAGCCTGCAAGCATACCCATAAACTCAAAAGGAGCGTCTTTAAAAGGTGTAACACCTCCCGAAACCACCTCCCCTCGAGACATCTGAGCCGTTGCTTCGTAAACCCTCTTAAGCGATTCTTTAACCCCTTGCCCAACATCAAGAAAAGGTTCCATCCCTTCTTCAAGCCCTCTTTGCCCAAGCCCCTTCAGCACTTCCCCTGTTCCCGGAGGTGGCCCTGGTAAATGTTCCTGATATTCAGCTGGCACTCCATCCCACCAAGTCATAAGCTCTACTCCAAAACAAAATTTAATTATTTTCTTTCATTATAGGCTATTTCAAAAATAATGTACAGCTAAGTGGCCCCAAATCCCCCCATTAATTTTCCCCCACCATCACTATATCAAACCGTTTAATGGATCAATCGAGATCTCGAGCCTTCAGGCTTACTTGCTTCATCATCACTACACAGCAGCAAGGCAAAAATTACATAGCTAATCAGGGGGGTTTATCCCCACCCCCGAGGATTGAAATCCCCCCAGAGGGGTAGATGCTTTGAGCTGAAATCATTTGAGTTGAAATGATCCGAGATGAAATGATATGAACTGTGGTCTTTATTACTGAAGTCTTTTGAGTTGTAATGATTAAAGCTGTGATGGTTTGAGGTAACATCATTGCAGTTGAAAGTACTCGATGGGTGGGGAAAAAGAAACGCCCGAATGAATTTAATCACTCGGGCGTTGGTTTGTGGTTTGTGTTCTGTGGTTAATCTTTTGGTAAATCACCCAACACACAGGAAGCCACATAACCATTAACAACATCAGCTAATATGTACCAATCACCTGGGTTACCAACGTGTTCATAAATACAAGAATTATGTTTATAACCTAAAGCGGTTTGACTGGCATGTTTAAATGAATTAGTTTTTTCAAACTATGTTAAACGCTGGCATATGATAAACTCTCCTTTGTTTGGGTAGTTTATTGACTTACCCAGGTCATTAATGGTTTATTAATTAATCAGTCAAAAGTCCATCGGCTTTCATGGCCAACATCTTTGCAACCATCTCTTCCATGCTCATACCCAATTCCTTCTCGGCGGCCACAGCCTTTTGTGCCATAACCTTTTGACCAACTCCAACAACACGTTTGCCAACCTGATAACCATCAGCAAGGTCTTGCATGCCTTGATGCCCATCGAGCTTCGGCGTGCCATCATCCTCAAAGCCGATTGTTTTATAATCAGGTCTCGTTGAAAGTTGACGAACACCTGCCTCGATTAAAGCGGAAAGCGGAGCGTCATATCGCTTCAACGATTCCTCATCGGTTTCAGGGATTAACCAAATGATTTGATACTTCTCATCGGCCTTTGCCGTGAATCCAACATTGGTTATGATATGCTTTGTGTTGTCAAATTCTCTGACTGGTGCGTGGTATTCGATTTCCCTCTTTACGGGTACGGCGGGATTTGCTGCTCCTCCGGATTCGCTTGTCTCGGTGTCATTGGTCTCGTTCTTGTTTTCATCAGACATTTTGCTTTCCTTTCACATTTTTAGTTCGATTGATTAATTTGTTTCGAGTTTCTGCCGCTATTGTATCACCTCCCTTTTTACAGCGCTTCCAAATGACCGAAGTTCTTGCGAAGCTCGGCAAACTTGAGCTTTGTGGCTATTGGAATACTACTGTAAATAAACCAGTCGTACCAATGATAAGCCCGAAAATCCTTTAATTCTTTTGTCCATAGTTCCATTTTGTTCTCCTTTGTGGTTTTAATTCGTTCGATTAATTCGTCCTGATTTACACCATTGCTGTTGATATTCATTAATCACCTCCTTTTTTAATTTTAACCTCTTGAACCATAAAATAATCATTTTTAATCTTTTTAACCACTGATATGATTTTATGGTTAAAGAGGGCTAAAAATTGTCCCTGTCTGTTATTGCTTTTTTGTACGGCAGTATATGTTATTTCAATTAGTAATCGTTTTTTAATCATTTTTAAACCCTTCATTTGGGTTATGCCGGATTCATTCTCAGCGTACCATTACTATTGCACACCCCATGCCATGTTGCAAGATTTCCTTGAATTATTTCACCGATTCGTTTTTAATTCGTTGTTTAACCCAGGCTACAACATTCCAATAACCTTTTTGATTTCCTGCAAATGTGGCAATGGAACAATAAGTTCCAATAACGTTTACGTGAAACCGATTGTCATCTGGGTTGTATGTAATTTGATATCTTCCAATACAATCTTGCTCCACATCCAACAAACCATTTTCTAACCGATTGACAGAATAACGTGTTTTTCTCATTTTATTCCACCTCCCTCCATCGTTTATTTTAATATAATGTAATGCAAGTCGCATACCAAATCGGGGTTTAATTTATATTTGTTTCATAACTCCCCGAATTTATTATTTAATTTTCTTTGTGTGTCGAGTTATTTGACAACCAAACCGGATTGATTAATGAGTCAAAAATACAAATAATTGAACCATTTTCGGCAACCTGTTGAAATCATTACATATCTCAAATCCAAATAATTGAACGCTTTTTGATAACCTCCCAAAATCATTACACAAACCGGATTCAATTATTTGAACCCCTTTCCAACCTCGTGGAATCATTACACAATCCTACATCGTTCCATTTAATGGCATGATCGAGCCTTTGGGTGGTTTATGTAGCATTGAAGCTAAGCCATAAACGGTGGGGCTGGGGAGTCTGTTGCTTTGCTGCATTGCTGCCTCATCAGAGGCCTAAAGAAGGGGCCGTGGTGAATCCCCAAATCAACAAATCCACGAACCATTGATCCAATACAGATTCGTTCGTTTGCATACCCCGTAAAAGAAATTATTTATGTTTGGGTTGCGAGGAAAGAAATGCTGCACCAAGGCGAGTGAGCTCTTAGATAGCTGTTAATGCAGTGAGATTTTTTTTTTTTTTTTTTTTTTTTTAACTATAGAAAAGGAAAAAGCTAAAAGGGCCCATTCAAAAGATTTCTGCTGCATTATTGCATTACTGCATTACTGCTTAGCCTTGCTTAGCCACCTCAAACCAAAAATCCCTTTTACGGGGTACCCAAACGAACGAAAGTGTATTGGTTCGGAATTTGGGGGGTTCGCATATTGGGATATTCACCCCTAAATTAATTAATCCCCAGAATCATTTATATTCCTCGATTTGTTGTCATTTTTCCCCCGTTCATGTTATGATGCCTTTAGATAGATTAATGAACCATAAAGGGCGGCCAAGCCGCAAGGGAGGTGAAACAATGACTATGCCAAAGCCTAAAGATTACAGGTACAGTGGAATAGCCAACAAGAACAGCCTTAAGGCTGAAGCCTTCTATAGCGCTATGCGAGCAATGCACAGGCCCGGAACCACTCTTAAGGAGCGCTGATGTAGTGGCAAAGCCGCAGAGCCACAACCTACATCAAACCATTAAACAACATGATCGAGAAGCTTAAGGGCTTTAGGCTTCCCCTCTGATTGAGAAAGGAGTCAATATGAAACCAATTCTTAATGTAATTCAAGATGAGCTAACCTATATGCGTCAAAAAGGCCGTCTTTGCCCCTTTGGTCGCCTTGGACCGATTAAAGGCTGTTCGCTTTGTGCTCTTTTATTCCCAAAAAAATATTTTCGACAAGGCTCGTGTCCTTGTAATCGCCTTGGTAATGATTATGTCAAAGCTGTAATGAGAGAATTCTTTCCGCAAGCCGAGAAGCCACAAGGGAGGTGTTAATGAAACCAATTCTTAATGTATTATTTTTCTTTATAGTTATAGCACTATTTTTATTCGGGCTAAATATCCTTGATAGTAAAATTCTTGCTCTTGAAGCTCGAGTTGCCCTCCTCGAAACCAAAGCCAAGGCAACAATAGAGATTCATGTCGAGCGAGCCTATGACGCAGACATGGGAGTTTATGACTATCAACTTTGCGGGAGCAGCAAAGCTGCAACCCCAATTAAGCGAGGTCGAAAGCGGATGAGCAGGCTAAGACTTAAATACGGCAGCGAAGCTGCGAAGGAGTTTTAAACCAAGCGGCAGAGCCACAAAAGGAGAAACCACTTATGAAAAGAATAACTAATTCATGTTTAATAACAGAATACGAAAAAGAAAGAAGAAAGAATCTAAAGAAAGGTTACTGGGCTTGTGTTTGTGGTTGTAGGAAGTTTCACCTCTTGCAGCAAAAGGAAAATGTAAAAGCTATTTGTTCCAAATGTGGAAATGTAGATATAATCTACTGGAATGGGGCTAAAGATAGCTCAAGAGGAGCTATGAGAAGGTTAGATACCTGTAAATGGGTAAAGGATGTCGCGGCCAAGCCGCAAAAGGAGGATCAATATGACAAGTCTTAAAGAAGCTAAGGCGGCTAAGCCGCAGCTAAACCCAAACTATTTAGCCACCAAACGCTATCGGGCTAAATATCCTAAGCGTCGAGCCGCTGAGCGCAAGCGTAACTATGCTCAAACTGCTGGTCCTGATTTGAACTTCCACCATGGAGCACGTTGGACTATGATGGAAATACGAGTACTTGAGATGTGGTGTCTCACTGATCGAGAACTTCATTTATTCCTTGGTCGTTCGGTTCAAGCAATTCAAAATAAGCGACATTTGTTGCGGCAGCTTCGAAAGGCCCCTCGGCCTCGAAAGGAGGTATCCCTTGATTCTTGATTCTTTGAATTATAAAACTCGACGCCTTTCCCCTACGGGTAAGCTTATCTTGGCAGAAATAATCCCCGCACTGCGAGGCCTCCGTGCTGGAAAATCTTTACTCATCCAAAACGATTCTCCGCAGATGATCGACCAAGTGAGATCACATCTCTACACTTATTTCTCCGAGACTGCCTCCAAGGCTTATTATAGGACGGTTAGAGAATCCGCCACAGCTTTGCGGATTATTTGCCAAGACTTTACTGCTTCGAAGCTAACCGTAGAGTTTTCACCAGTTGAGACCTTCGTGATAGATAATCTACTTGAATGTGAGACTCTTGACGAAGCCTCATCGATAGCTCGAGCTGCCTTAACCGCCGGAGAGATTACCGATGTTGAATTAGTGGCTATTCTCGAGGAATGGGAAAGGAAGATCGGCGAAGCCGGTTCCGGGAGCAAAACCGGGAGCATTAAACCATTAAATGGTTCGATCGAGTCTTAAGAAAGGAGGAGAGTGATGAAACTTCGGTGGTGTCTTTTAGTATTGTCTATGGTGTTGCTTTTAGAACCAAGCTCGAGTTATGCTTGGAGAACTCGTTGCGATTGTTGTAACCCTTGTTATTACAACCCGAGGTCCTTTGCCTCGCATCAAGCTTTTCATAGAAGAGCACATAGAAGAGCAATGAAGAGTCTTAAAAAAGGGAGGTGTTATGGTAGACAAAGATGGCAAAGATGGCAAAGGTCAAGGAGACAATATTTCATTAGCGGCTCTTGTAGAAAAAATCATGTCTGGAGAAAAGATTTTTATTCAAGTGGTTCAACTCGGTATCTTTATCGTAAAAACAGAAGAACTGCGACTAAGCTACGCTATAAAAACTTCGGTTGTGGGAGATCAAGTTATCCTCGAACGGTGGGACTGCGGCAAAGCCGCTAACCTTGAAGGGAGAAATGTAAATAAACTAACCTATCATTAAGGAGGATGCTATGACAACTTAATTCCTGTAAATGGGGACAAATGGGATGTTTTGTGTTAATCTAATCTTAGAGAATAACAATGGAGGAGGAAAGTAATGATGTGTCCAAACTGTGAAAGTTTTAATGATAAAGTAGTGGATACAAGGCCAGTTATTGAGCAGAATAAGTATATAGTCAAACGAAGAAGAGAATGTCTTGATTGTGGCTGGCGGTGGAATACAACGGAGCGAAACAATAGAGTGCTAAAATCTATAGGGGGAAAGCAATGTCGGAAAAAATAGCCGTAGCCTATCCTCATCACAATGCTGCTTTAGCAGATCAGCTGTGGAGAAGCTGGATTAAGGATAAAGAGCATTTGCATGAAGATACTAAAGCAACAGTGAACAAGCAATGGTTTGCTGGTGATTGTGCCCTCTATGTGGACAAAGAAACCGCAGTTCCTCAGTTCACTGTTGAAACCGAAATCTGTTTGAAGATCAGGGTGGAGTTTAATGCTCTGGTTGCTGAAAACGAGCTTGAAATCGTTGAGATTGCTTTAGAGGAACAATTGATTTCTTCGGAGTTACTAAACCGACTTCAAGAGACTCATCAGGATGAGCTTGATGAGGTTTGTTGGGATGAGGTTTATGGAGCAATTGAGGCCTCGAAAGGAGACTAAGCAATAATGGAACAACACAAAGCAATAATCATGGCAGAACGGTGGTGTAAGGATAAGATAATTGCTCTTGAGGCTAAAATATTTGAGCTTCGTCAAACTACGTTTAAAAAGGAAGAGCTTTTATGGGAGCAACAACGGTTGCTGCATAAGATTCAGCGAGAACGTATTGAGCAGTTTAAGAATCTAAGCGAAAATGAACAAATTGCTTTTCGATCTGGACTCTCAGTGGCCGAGATAGCATTGGGAAAGAAATTGCTCCAGAGGGCGGCAGCAAAGCCAGCAAAGGAGGCCTTCTGATGTATCCTGATAATATTAAACTACTTGCTGATATAATCAAGCAAAGAACCACTGAATATAAATGGCTTAAAAAAGAGGCTGAGAAGAAGGCTAAGCTTATTCGAGGTTATAGAATTTGGTTGGCTCGATTAAAGAAGCAACAAATGGCAAAGCCCCAGTGAGCAGAGATAAAAAAACTCTATCCCCATTACCCGAGGGGGCAACTCCAACCTGTTGGGGAGGTATTTCTCTCCAGTCAATGGAAAGAGATTTAAAACGCCACAGGCAACTGGATTGCCCTCTCTATGGTCTTTGTCTTAATTATGCAGCAGCGCTGCACTGGGAAAGTTGGAGTTGCTTCTGGTGCAGCCTGAGAGAAGACTTGAAGGCCCCCTCGAAAGGAGAATAAAAATGAGTAAGAAAAGAACTAAAGGTTTTACAATAAAACGAGCAGTTTTTATGGCTCAAAAGCTTAAAGAACAACGTAACCGTGCTTGCTCAGTTGAAGCAGTAATTTGGTCCTGGGAAGCTAAAGGAGAAGAAGTTAGCTATCAAATTTACAGTCCCGGAAAATTTTATCGGCTCACAACTTGGTCTGAGTTAGAAGACAAATTTGCCGAGCTTACTGCAACGAAAGAAAGGCCTAAACGCCCTTCGAAAGGAGACTAAACTATGCTTGCCCCACTAACTCAGGAAGAGCGACTTCGCCGAGAAGCCGGTCCTCCCAGACGTTATGATAATACTCTTCGAGTAAACTTCCACCAGTGCCAAAGGAAATTCTACTGGTGGAAAATTCGCCAAGTCGATTATCTTATCCGCCCTGCCTACTTCGCTTGGGGCTCTGCTTGGCATCTTATCAAAGGTACCTGGTACAGCTTACCGGGAAGCAAAGCAAAACCCTTTTCTCCTGAATGGAAAGAAGCTGCTTTAGAAGCCTTAGTAACCGGACTTGATCTATGGGATAATTCTGGAGCCACCGATGCCAAGAACGATACCCGAGATAATCTAATCCGACTCTGGAAAGCCTATGTGCGGACTTATCCAACTGAGTCTTGGTCTTTGGTCAAGGGAGGTAGTGAAGTTGGTTGGCTTTGGCCACTCCCCCAAGCTGGAGGTATGGCTTCGCAGTATTTCCTCGGAGGCTCAATGGATGGGTATATTGACTGGCCCGGATTCGGCACTCTCCCCCTTGAGGAAAAAACCACAGGAATTTGGCTCTCTGATTTCTTTATGATGCAATGGAGATTTTCTTCTCAAATCACAGGATATTTTTGGTACGCCGTTCAACTCCTTGGCGATTGCGTTGGAGTTTTAATTAACATGGCAACTAAGCAAGTAGTGAAGTGTACAGGGACCACTCCTCAATTTTCTTCTCAAATTGAGTCTCGAACTGAAGAAGACCTCAAAGAATTCGAGCGAGACTGGCGAAGAGATATTGAAGCTGTGGAGCGTTCTTGGGACCGCTGGCACTGGCCCAAAACTACAGACACGATTAATTGCACTGGAGGGATAGGGAAGTCTGCCTGTCCCTATAAAGGCTTATGCCTTTCCGGACTTGAACCCCACCTTCTCGACCCGCTGGCCTTTCCCAACCTAACCTATCGAGAAGAAAAATGGGAACCTTGGCGACGAAGTCCCTCTGAAGCTAAACGAGAAACGTTGAAAGCACTTCCAACACGTGCCGGAGCAACTCGACCAGGTAGAAAAGGAGTAATAGAAGAGCTGCTTGGTCGGACAAAGCGTACTCGATGATGTCATTTAATGGAACGATGTAGTGGCGAAACCGCAAAGGGAGGAGGATTGAAAAATGGCGCTAAATGTAATTGTTTCAAAGAAAGAGTTTTTGGCTAAGTTTGAGCAGTTTGAAAGAACTTGGTGTAAAGGAATTAATTTTAATGGCTACGAAGAAAAGATAAGTGATTATAAAGAATCTCGAAGGTATCTTAAAGAACAGCAACTTAGAGCTGATTTTATAGCGCTAAAAAACAGCTTGCTGCAAGATTAAATAAGGGAGGCTAAAGATGGAACATGCTCAGATTAAATTAGAGACTTCGGTTGGGGTAGACTTTTTCAGCCCTTTTGTCTACCGGTTTGGTGATGGGATAGAACGAATGGCTAAGCTTGGTTGGTTGGAACGTAACCGAGGTCAGCACCGGAAAGGTGAGCTGAGCTTGGTTAAGGTAGACCATTTTCCAAGTGCAGTGCTCTGGAACCCGAAGTTTGCTGAAGAATCGACGCAGCGGTTTTTGCTTCGGATACGAAATGCTGAAGCTCATTGGGCCGCTTGGCAAGCTGTGGGAAAACTTAGTAGGAAAGGAAGTGGCTGATTATGCGAGCAAGAATAAATCCAACCTGGGTTAAAGAAATGCAAGAGCTTTTATCGGCTCATAAAAGTGAGCTAAACTACATCCCTTTTGAGCCTCAGATTATTTCTTATAACCCCGCAGGTAAATGGCTTGTAACTGCTATTGCTCAAGGGGGGTTAATTCCTAAGGTAGAGAATCTCGGTGCAGGAGTTAGAAGGATAGGAATTAAAGGAACTTGTTGTCCATTCTGCGGAAAAGTTTGTTGATAGGAAAGGAGGGGAGAGATATGACAGAGACTATAGTAGTGGAAGCTTCGAAGGTGGAAGCTCAACCGGGGAAGAAGGAAAGTGCGTTTGCTTCGGTAGTGGTAAATGCCGAAACGATGATAATTGATCCGGAGAACTATAAATGGAAAATCTTTCTTGCCGGACCAAGTGGCTCGGGTAAGACTACCGCATTGACAACTCTACCAGGGAGGAAACTTCTGGTAGACTTTGACAATCGAGCGCAAGCCTTAGCTGGATTCCCTGATATAGATATTTTTCCGATTCATGAGGCTGATCCAAGAAGTCCTACGGCTTGGCAGAAAGCCTTACGGCTTAAAGATGTAATAGTTTCGGAAATTCGGCAGGGGATTTTTCCCTATAGTGGGATTATGTTCGATGGACTAACTATGATGGGGAGGATTTCTTTGAATTGGGCACTGCTGCTTGACGCAAAACGGGGTCTTGGAGGTTCCCCGGCGAGGCAGCACTATGGTCCCCAGATGGATAACTTAGCTAAGTTTGTTTTGGCAACCTTAGCCTTTCCTTTGGATATAATCTACACAGGGCACATTGAGTTGTTTCAGGATGAGGCTACAGGAGCGCAGAAGTTCTATCCTAAGGTTACAGGGAAGCTAAGGACTGAAGTAGCAAATTGGTTTAACGAAACTTATTACTGTTATCGGAGGGCAGATACAGATGGAAATCTGGCCTATTACTGGCAAACTGCAGGCTCGGGGAGGCAAGAGTTTTTCAAGTCAAGTTTGAATACTCTTGGAGCCTATTGGGAAGATCCAATTCTGTTGGACTATGGTTCGGAAAAGCCTCAAGGGTTTGCAGGACTGTGGAACCGTCGGTTTGGGTCGGATGGGAAAGCATCAAAAGGAGGTGAAGCAAAGTGATGCCGCTGTGGCAAAGTAATTTTTTGCTCGTAGTTAATCTGGGCTTAACTTTACTCAATTTAATCCTTCTTATTCTGGTTTTAAATCATCTGGATGAGAAAGGAAGAGAAGGAGGTGATGAAGGAGAAGAAGAGAAACGAAACTGGAGTTGGTATGATAAAGACTGAGGAAACAACAACAACTTAACAAAGGAGAAAAGAATTATGATTAGTTTACTTAATGTACTTGCTACGTTTAATGTAGGAATTGGTAAAGACGACATCGAAGAAGGAGTTCTGCTTCCCGAAGACTGGTACACAATGCAGATCCTAAAGGAACCCAAGCAAGGTAAGAACTCCGCGTGGAAAGACGTAGGAGAAAATCTTGACTTTGATGCAGCATCAGCAATCGACGAAAAGGCCGGGGAAAACATTATTATTCACCTGAGAGTGATCAGCCATATTGCTGAGCATGATGGTCGAAACTTTACCAAATGGCTTCCCTTGATCAACCCCAATGACGATGGGAAATTCATGAATGACGGTCAGAGGAAAGCTGACTGGAAGGCCGGTACGATTCATAACTGGGTTGAAGCCTTTGGCGGTCTTTCCGAAGGAGCTGAGGTGTCCTTGTCTGAGGGGCAAAAGGCGCTGGTTTATGTTATTCAAGAAGAAGATAATCGAGAGGCCGGAAAAATCATCAACTCGATCTCTATGAATGTCGCTCCGAGAGCAATCGGAGCTGGAGGTTCCGGGCTTGGTGAGAGGCTTGATGATGAACCGCAGGCTGCTGGACCTGATGTTGGTACTGAGGGTGATCTCGGATTCTAAAGGTCTATTGGGGGATAAGTGGGGAGTCTCGGAAGACAAGGGTGGGAAGTGGAATCCGAACGAAGTGGTTGGGGGGCATGGCAAACTTATCCCCCACTTAAAAGGAGGTGATGCCATGCCGGAAGACTCTTAGTGATAAAACGTATAGTTTGTAACCTGGCTGCCCCTTGGAATTGGTCCGAGGGGTAGCTTTTCAATGAAGAGAGGAATAAACTTATGTCAAGAATGAGAATGATAGTTAAGTGTGAGCGTTGTCGAAAAGAAGAATTTGTTACTTTAAAAGGAAATTTGGATAGTAGTATAGTCTATCTAATTCGGGCTAATTCGGGCTTTCGCGACACTAATGTTTTTGACACTGAAATGCTTTTATGCTCTGATTGTCAAGTTGCCTTAGGCAAATTCAAAGATTTTCGAAAGTTGCAGACAGAAGCATTTATAGCTAACCAAACCATAGAAGGAATGCCATGAAAGAAATCAAGTTTCGGATAGACAAAACGCTTTGGGAAAGGTTTTACAGATTCTTCCCTGGTCATGGAGAACGCTCAGCAGTGTTGCGAAAAGTAGTAAGGGAAATAGTCTTGCTTCGTAGCGAAGAAACCCCTTTTGAGCAAACTGTGGCTAAACAAATTATAGGAGACCTAAGTGATGCCTAATGGAGTAAATGGTGAGTTTAAATCTGTGGGAAAAGAGACAGAGGCTCTTCTTTTAGCCGAGTCTCATGTTAATTGGTTTTTGGCTATAATAAAACCATTATTAATTACTCATTTTATCCATGGATATAAGCATGGAGAGGAAGCACAAACGGAGAAA